ACACAATGTTCAAATTTCTGGAATTGACATAAATGGCAACAAAGGAAATATAGGCAGCACAAGAAATCCAGTTCATGTAATATTTAACAGTCAATTTGTAACTTTTGATCGTTGCAATTTTGTAAATTGCGAGGGAATTTCACTCAATTTTTCTACCAATGTAGACACAATTACAGTTTCAAACTGTAGGTTTATAAATTGCGGAGGTTTGCCCAATGTCTCCATACAAAGTTGAGTTTGTTGGCACATTGATTGGTTGCCCAACAACATAAGCGCCAGCAGGAAAATACAATGCTTTTCCCGCTGAGCCTGCAACAGCGTTAATAATTGCTGAAGTATCGTCAGTCACTCCATCACCGACAGCACCAAAATCTTTGACACTTAGTATTTCTTGAAGTTTGGTATTTACAGTTCTAGCAACAGCATTGATTAGAAATCCAGTTGAATTGGATTGCTTAAACCCAACTAGGGCATCACCTAAAGTGTTGCTAGCGGTACTTGCCAAATTGGCAATGCTTACATATAGACTTGCTGCGCTAATAGCGTCAATGTTGTCTATTGTCCAAAGCGTTACGTTAACCGATGTATCCAACTTGAATTTATAGGATGCACTTCCAAGCCAAACAGATGCTTCACCGCGACTATCCAAAATGACAGGGTTGGTGTTAGATGATGCACCCGTTGAATCCGTGTAAGTAGCCAACGGCGTTGTGGTTCCTGCCGCATAGGTGTATAGCTTTCCACCGACCAACGGATTGCCATTGGCATCAAAAAATTGCAGTTTTGGGGTAGGAGATAGAGATGCCATTTTTTACCTTTGAATTAAGGTCATAACAGGTGCTGATATATAGGTGACCCTAAGCATATCAGACGGTGACAAACTAAACATGCCGTAATAACTACCCGTGTCATAAAAGGTAGTGCCATCACGGGAAAACTCTAAAGCTGACACACCACCACCACTGATCATTACATCAACATTGCCATTTATTGTGTTGGTGTACAAAAAAGGTGACGCGCCTACAAAAATGCTTGTTGGTGGTGTTTGATAATTTGTTGAAACAACTATAGGTATAGACGGCGGCTGCGTAGATATTTGATCAAGAACATTTTGTACTTGCTGACTGTAAGAATTGACCAAAGCAGCAAGCTGTGCTTGGTTATAAACAGATTCAAAATTGCCAGACTGATCTGATGCTGTTGGCGCAATTTGCAAATCTTCAAGTGTTATATTGTTGCTACCACCACCAGTTAACGTAAACAGGTTAAAAAAGAACCTATACCATTCACGCGAAATCATTCCTGTGCGCTCATCTACAAGCGTTACACGGGGTGGCGGTATGTTGGTTATGTTAAGCATTGGTAGGCGTCACATATAGTTCAGCGCCCATGATGGCAATTTTTACTGGATCAGTGCCTGATACCTCGTACACACGATCACGCAACTTTAGCGTCATGCCAAGCCTGCGCCAAATGGTTCTGTAACCGTACTCGCCAACCGTACCCATTGAGCGCCAATGCTCGTTAGACCATGTATGACCACCATCATCTGACCAACGCAACATTACGCTTGGCGCGGCAGGAACTGTGATACCAGTTTCAGTAGACAACAATTCAGAGGATTCAGTTATAAGATACAAATCATTTTCAGCAACCAAAACCGCTGAAGTATTTGAAGTTCCATAAAACAACCCGGCTTCACAATCCAATTGCAACGTGTGTTGCGAGGTGCGCTTTAGCGTGTTTTGACCTGTAGCCAATGCTCTCCATGAGCGCAGCCATTTCTGTATGCTGCCATTGTCAGCGTACAGATCCATGTCAAAAGCATAGACGTTGCTGTTCTCAAAGTCACCAACAACGATCTCACTGTTGAACGCCATCTGACAATTTGAACGATGGCGAACAAACTGATTGTTCTCCCAGCCAGCACGTTCATGCCATGCCTGGGTTGCAACGTCATACACCCAAGTTGCATTGGCGCTTGGAAACGTCAGAACGTAAAAGCTGTGACCTTCTTGCTGGTAGGTGTAGGCAATGGCATCGGAAATATTGCCGTACTGGGCAATGGCGTATTCAATGGCATGAGTGCTGATCCGTACACCAGTGTATCCATTGGCACGGTAAACAATGCCTTGTCCCCGAGCGTCAGCGCCTAACCAGAACAAACCATTGTCAAGTTTGGCAACACTGTAAGTGGCGGCACAGCCAATTTCATTGAACGCACCTTGAATGCGCTGCAAAGGAAAGTCAACCAACCCAGCGTCATACCAGACTTCAACCGAGTTTGTGCCGTACAACCAGACTTCCCTGTGGTCCACGATCATGGAGACTAGACCATCTGGTGAGCCTTCTGCACTGGCAAAGTCCAATGGATCTACTGTAGTGCCATCCAGCAAACTGGTTACCCACAACTTTTGGCTATCTGGCTGGATGAAAACAAAGTAACCGTCAATATAGCCAACAGTCAAAGCGCCAGGAAAGGCTTCATCTGTAATCTGAGCAAACACATTGGTGCTGCTGTTGTAGATGTAACTTGGACCACTGCAAGCAACAAACAATTGCGTACCATTGTCAGCCATGCTGACAGGCCCAGTACCGCTGACAGTACCGATTAACGTGGACACATAGGCGCTGGTGAGCTTATAAAGCTCAGTTCCACTGACTACATAGGCAATGCCGTTAAACGTCCACAAGCCCCGTATAGGCCCGGTGCCAACCGTAGTCAGCAAACGCAAGCCTGGTGCGCGACTTAGAAAACCAGCCTCTTTGCCGCCTTCTGGGATAACTTCAGGAAACAGATTGACGCAACGGTTATCCGCAGCGTTAACGCTACGAGCGACGTAACTACTACCCAGAATTTGCGTCTTCATTAATAATTTCCGGCAAAAATATTGTAGCGTTGACGAGAGGCCACAATAGCGTAAGGCATAGACATAACATCATCAGGATTGTTGATACGCTTCAAGTTGCGCTTGCTGGTCATGGCAATGCGTTGCACTTGCGGAGATGGTTCTACGCCATACTCTGGTGCTATTTCCATTGCCAAGTTGTACGCAAAAGCACGTAGATAGCCTGGTGGGAAATACAGTGTTGTCGCCAACAATGCAGGTCGACTAAGTTCTTCAACAGAAATAAAGTGCCATTCCAGCAAACGAGTAGGAACTGGATAAAGAGTCATTGTTATGTCTGGAAACGTATTGTTTACAAACATAACTTGCGGATACGTTGAGGTCACCGTCTTGACCGCAATACCATCAAACTGTTGCTGATTGATTAGTTTGATTCCAAATGACACGTTGGTGCCAGGATCTCTAAAGTACGTGGCGTCATCAATCAAGATAGGCCGGTTACCTACAAACTGACCTGTTGGGCCTAGTGTTTGAGTTTGGTTGCCCACACCAGCAGGCCAAGTAAAGACTTGATCCTGTGTTGAAAATACAGAAAGACGTTCAGTATTCCAACTTTCAATCATCTGGTTTAGCGCCATAAGCGCATCTTCAGACATTGCCGCAGTCGGAGTCTCGCCTTCAGCCAACACGCCAAGCAACCTTAATGCTCTGTTGATCTGGTCGCCTGCGCTGTAAATAGCCATTTTTACGCTCCTTCAGTTACAGCTTTACGTGTGTATTTACGTTTTAACCCGAGTACGTTTACGGGAGCCGCATCTTCAGATTCTGAAGGCGTGACCGGATTGTATATCTTCCAGCCATTACGTTCGTCATGCTCAACTTCCATTTCGCAAATGGCGACTTTGGTGCCATGAATTGGATGTTGTAAGTAAATGTTCATGTTAAAAATGAGGGGCCGAAGCCCCCCATTACACTAGGCAGTAATGCCAATGTTTTTCAATGCAACGCGAAGTGCGTTGATAGCTGTAGCCAGTTCAGTACCTGAAGCGGTATTGGTGACTGCCGTAATGGCAGCAGCTTGAGTAATGGGAGTGACACCGTAAAAAGATGCAGTGCCATCTACTTTACCCATAACTGCACCATCTAGTTGCTGATCTTCATAAGCAACACCGATAGATTTAGTATTTGGCATAAAGTATTTCCTTTAAGCAATACGGTAGAAAGTCCAAGTACCATCACCGGTCTTGCGAGCGCGCCAAGCAGCAGAGGTCAGCGTAGCAGAAGTGACCGTACCAACCAGCGTCCAGCCAGTTCCAACTGCAATGGTAAGAGTACCAGCGCCAGTATTGATGAAGTTAACATCAAACGAACTGTTGTTTTTAGCACTAGAAACAAGCACTTCTAGGTCAGCCACGGTAGGCAAAGTCAAGCTGGCAGTAGCGCCAGTGTATTGAACAATACCATTTGCCAACTCAGCCGCAGTCAAAGTAGCCGCAGCCGCTTTAGACACAGGTGCCGTTTGCGTGTTGATTTGAACTTCGCCAAGATTGCCGTCACCAACTTGGTAACCGCCAGCGCCATTAGGAATAGCCATAATAATTTCCTTAAAAAGATTTACAAAAACGGGGCCGAAGCCCCATTAGGTTTAGCCCCAGATACGAGCGGCCATTTGTGGACGAATTGTGCTGTAACCGTACAGAACGTCAATACGGCAAGGCATACGGTCGTTGTTAATGTCGTACTGACGAACAATACGCAGACTGATGCCATTGTGAACTGCACGAGCAGCCATGTCAACACCTTGAGGCAGCAACAGGTCAGCCGTAGCAAACGTGATGGCGTCCTTATGGTAGACCAGATTCTGAGCGTATGCAGAAGATGCAGCGCCCAAGAAAGTCACAGCCTTGCCGGTAACAGGCAGTGCAGTCATGGTAGCCAGTGCGTGAGCAGCGGAATACATGGCAGCAACCGTTACAGTCCAAGTACCAGACACAGCAGTAGCGTCAGCCAGTGCAACAAACTGGAACAGCGAACCAGTGGTTTCACGGGTTTGTGGGTTCACAGCAAACGAATCAGCAATGGTGAACACGTCACCAGCTTTAATCGTCGTCGTCACAGAGCCTTGCTCCAGCAGGATCGTAGAAGCGCCTTCACTCGTCACGCCTGGGGTTTTCACCAGAGTGGAAGCAGAAGCGTCACGCGAACCAGTGGTGTGCTGCTTGATAGACTGAGACATATTGATCTCGTCAAAACCCAGAACACCAGTACCCATCATGCCATTTTTGAACTGGCGAGAAACGGTATCGGTTGGGTTAAACAGACCCTTCATGCCTTCAACCAGACCAGCGTTAGCGGCAGGATTGACGGTGGCATAACGTGGCGACATTACCGCAGCGTTTTCGTTCAGTTTTTGCTGGGCTTGCAGCAGAACCAAAGAAGTGCTTGGCGTGGTGCCAGGAGTGCCAACAGAGTTGCCAATGTACTTATAGGCATTAGCAACGTCAGCATCAATGCTAGACGCCAGTTGGCTAATACGAGGCTTCAGCACACGCTCTGCGAAGTCATCCAATTGCATGGTCAGTTCAGCAGAGGTGAAGTTAACACCAATGTGTTTCTGACTTGCAACTGACAGCGTGGTGAACTGTTCGTTGTCGTCCTGAACTTGCAGGGCGGCACCGTCAGTAACCAAAGCGCGGTCGGGCAGACGAATACGCAGAGTGGAACCGATCTTGGCACCTTCAACAGCAAAGCTGTCGTCATCTTTTAATGTTCAATGCAGTTCGTTAATCCTGCATCCGCTTTCGCAGCTAACGGTTTCCCGTTAGAACAGACTATATCTTCAAATATAACGCCAGATACGACCGCTACGAATCATTGATACCAATGACGCTGTAACTCCGTATTTAGCGCCGATTTCTCGGTGCAAACCAACTTCTTGACGAATAGATTTTACTTGTTCGGTTGTCAGTTTATGGCGAGAATTTTTCTCTCCATGAGCCTGTCGTTCTTTGGCAACCATGTCATCCATGTTGTCATAGAACGATCCCTCGAATAGATGATCTGGATTAACACATTTGCGATTATCACAAGTGTGCAACACAAAATCAGAAGGTTTTTTGCCACGAAATAACTCAAAAGCTACTCTGTGTGCATACGCCGTCTTGCCATTAAGATGGAATTGTCCGTAGCCGTTAGGCATCAAACATCCAGTCCATTCATGACATTCGTTCTCGGATTTACTAACTTTCTCTAAAAATCTATCTATTGTTGGTCGCTTCATATTTGCCCCGCATTTCGCTCCACTTGGAGCTACGCCATTTCTGGCTAGTCGTTGAACCTTCATCATACCACATTTAATGATAAGACGCTTGGCTGCTGATTGCCCAATCCATAAACTTTTTATAGCATTCACGCTTCCCATTTCTAGGTACGTTGTAGCGTTCATGGCTCTAAGGGGTTTCCAGCAATTAACGGGGTTTAATGTCAGCTAGACTAGCGTTTACTGACGGTTTACGTTACGGGTTAGGACAAGGTTGTTTTCGAGAATCTCAAGCGCTTTGCGCGTGATCATGTCGATTGTCAAGATAGAATTGGACACGTTACTTCTTTCGGTTAAGTTATGTTAGAATAAAGATTCCTTAGCCACCTTGAAAGGTACAGCATGTTGAGCATAGAAGTAGATGGAATCGAGTATCGATTCTTTAACCACCTTTTTGCCGTTTCGCGCTGCGGAAAAGTTCTCAGAAAGCTCCAACTGTACACGCCCACATTGAGAAAAGACGGTTACACCACGCTTGGACGTGGCAACAATCTTATGCATCGTATTGTGGCGGCTTGCTGGTTGGAATCGTTTGACCCCAAAAAGCATGTCCATCACATCAATGGCAATAAATCTGACAACAGGGTTAATAATCTTGAATGTTTGACAGCTAAAGAACATTTTGGCAACCGTCATTTTGAAACAAACGGTCATCATTCTGTATCTCCAGAAGGACGCGAAAAGATTCGACAAGCTAGGCTTGGTTCCGTTACCAGTGAGGAAACGAAAGCCAAGCAAAGAGCCGCGCTTTTGGGCCGCAAGCGACCTCATTTTGCTCGCGCTCCGCATAGCGAAGAATCTAAACAAACGCGCAGCCTTGAACACCCGCGCAACACTGGATGTAGTGTGCTTGGTGTTGAATATCGCTCCTTTGCGGAAGCGGCTAAGGCTACTGGCATTCATAGATTTACGGTTAGAAAAAGATGTCTTTCTGAGAACTTTCCCGACTTCAAAATCCTAGTTTAGCGGGTCATCTGCGCTTGCAGCTTCTTCATCTGCCTTGCCCGATCAGCTTCAATCCACTGCGAGGCCGTCATGGTCTTGGTTGACCTGGGGTCCGTAGTGTCAAATGCTGGTGAACCGGAGTTCCGAGCAGTAACAGGTGAAATCGGCGTTGGTGCTGATGTTGTTCGTTTTACCGGGGGTTCTGCTGCCAATTTGGCCTCAATTTTCCCGATTTCTTTTGCCTGACCGAGTGGCGTCATGCGTGAGATACGTTCAGCGTCTTTAGGATTAGATCCGAGGTAGTAGGCTAACTCAGGGCCAATGTCTGAAGACTGAATCGTTTCAGCCATTACGTTTGTGATGCTAAGTTTGGGGTTGTACGCGACTTGTTCAAAGTCATCGTATTTACTCCGCGCTTCTTCTTCACGCTCGTGATAGCTTTCAAGAACTTGCGATTGCTGCTTTGCGGCTTCACGTTTGGCGAGCAGTTCTTCGGCTCTTTGATATGCCAATGCTTCCGCATAGGCTTCAGGAGACTCAAACTGATCAACGCTAGTCGTTGGTGCAGCTTTAACAATTTGCGTTTCCGCAGACCGTTGTGCTTGCTCTCGTTCCCATTTACGTTGCTCTCTTGCTAGGCGTTTTCCAATTGCTGCATCAAGTTCTTCTTGCGAAAAGGTCTTGGGTGCTGCTTCTGGAGTTTCCGGCGTTTGAACTTCAGTTTCAGGTGCAGCCGTTGCATCCTGTTCTGGCACGGGTAGTGACTCCGCTATTACTTCTTCTGACATTTTGATTCCATAGAATCCCTGGTTAACTGAACCAGTACAGTTTTAGTATTCTACAACTCAACTTCAGGTGCAGGATTAACTTGCTTTTCAGCTTGAACTTTAAGTTTTTCGATCAAAGAAAAAACTTGTGCGTAAGGCATCTGACCCAAGGATTGCAGAATACCGTTTACTTCTGCAACGGTAACAGTCAGTGTGATTTGTTCAGGCATGAATTAAGCTCCAGCAGTTAAGTAAGTCCAACCGGTTGTACCGTTGGTGTTGATATAGAGTCTTGTAGTGGTACTTGACCCATCGGTGCTAATATACAACGATCCTTGAGCAGAACTGTGCGTAGGTGCGCCGGTTCCATAATGTATATTGATGGCCCCGCTACCCATTGAGAATGCTTGAGTGGCCGTTGCACCAGAAGCTGTGCTTGTTTTTGCGTATACAACGCCAGCGGTTCCAAGATTTCCAGCGTTTATAGAGCCGCCTACGGTTACTGTGCCGCTGCTGTCTATAGTTAATCTTGCGGTTGCAGAAGAATAAGCATCATTGACGGTATCAAACTGTAGTGAACCACTTGATTGACCCCCGACTCTCCATGTTTTTAAGTCTGTTCCTGCGTTTGAGTTGTACCATTGAAAATATGGAGTAACTGCACCGTTGTTACTTGCGGTGTATCCATTTAAAGCGTTTACTAGCGTTGCGCTTCTGACCGCAGTAGTCCCAATACCTACGTTACCGCTGCTGTCTATACGCATGCGTTCTGTAGCATTAGCCGCAGTCCAGTTGGTTGCTGTTGCAAAACTTAGACTATATCCTGCTCCCGCTCCCTCTCTAAATGCGGATACATTTGCTCCCTCATATATTACACCAGCATTAAACCAACTAATTTTATTTCCGTTACTAGAAGCATTATTAATATTGTCTAGCCGTATTGTTTCAGTGATAGCTGAAGTGTTTACAGCAACATGAAATTTACCGACCGGACTCGAAGTCCCAATACCTACGTTACCGCTGGCGTCCTTATAAAACTGCCCTGATCCCAGATTAACAATGCCTGTGCCGCCGGTCAGGGTGGTGTTGTAGGTCATGCTACCGGCAGTCAAAGCTCCAGCAGCATCTAGCACCAACAGATTAGTTGCAGAACTATTCTGTACTACTAATGGATAGCCGGTAGATGCAGTTGGAACTTGAACGTACAGTCCGTTAGAAGTTACGTTACTGGTTTTAAAGTAGCCAAGATAGCTGTTAACGTCCGCATCAATGTATATGCCATTGACCCAACCTGAACCCGCAGCACCCACAGCCGTTGCAAGGTATGCAGTGCCATTACGTTTTCCAAATGCAGAATCAGCTTGCGCCCAATATCCATAGGTGTGTCCAGCGGCTAGGTAACTTGTCGGAGAATCATTGGTTAAATTAACCATGTCAACTTCTATGCCGCACACATCTCCAGCAGGCAAAGCCGCTGTAGTGCCTTCTTGACTTACTGAAACATTTATCCCCCAAACATCTCGTTGTCTTTCGGAAGAAGTTCCAGAAGGAGTTGCTGTTTTTGCTCTAACTGATAACCCAACAAGAATTTCTCCTACTGTTCGTGTAACGGTTCCAGTACCTGAACCAGCACCGGTTGCAACAAAAATAACACCAACTGTATTAGACGCCGCCCCAATTGCTACAAAATTTGTAGTGCCTACAGTAGATATAGTATATATTTGTCCGTTTACAGTGCTTGTCGCTGCAATTGTTGTTTTAGGGTAATCTGTTTCAATAGATGAATACAAAGCCGTAGGACTATTTACTTCAGAAGCGCTAACAACCTGTACTATTTGAGTAAGCGGTGCTAGATACGGATTCATCAACGCACCCGAAGTCAGCGTTGTGTTGTTTACGGTACCTTGTACGTTAAAAATTTGGTTAGTATTCCAACCAATGTTGGTTCTTGTAGCCGTTGGAACGGTCAAGTAGGTGGCAGAGACCGCAGCGGGAGCCGTTCCCCCAATCGCAGGAGGTGATGCAAGGTAAGTGCTAAAGCCCGTTCCGCTAACCGTTGAGGACGCTGAGAGCGTGGTAAATGCTCCAGCCGCAGCAGTTGTAGAGCCAACAGAAGTCCCGTTAATTGACCCGCCAGAAATGCTTATGTTGCTTACGTCTTGCGTAGCAATAGAGCCAAGTCCAAGGTTTGTCCTGGCAGTTGAT